TCGATCTTGGTGATCTGGGCCAACAGTCTCGCGCGCTCGCCCGTGTTCGCGCTGGACAACCAAGCTGCCTGACGTTGCTTGACCAGCTTATAGTATTCGGGACGCTGAAGAAGTTCCCAGATAGTATCAAGATCCGTGGAGTATCTGTCTGCGATCTCTTGTGGGGTATATAGTCTTCGGGCCAGATCGGTGGCGAGGAGGTCCAATGGTAAGTCATTGGCCTGTAGAACGAGGTTTCCGCTCATCTCTTAACCGTGCCCCACCAAATCATTGCTCCTGTCTAAATTATCATATATTGCACACACATGCCCAACGCTATCCCCGGCACGATGAACGCATCATACTCCACCGCCCGCGCGCCGGGAGCGCTGCCCACGAACGCGCTGCCCAATCCAGGGCCGGCGCAGGGCGTAAACCAGGGCGGCACAGTGGGGGGATCGACGGGCAGGGGGCTCTTACGCCTCGTGTCGGGGTCCGAACTCGACCGCCAGGATCAGGCGCGGCGCGAGCAGCAGGAGGGCACGGCCAATTACCGCACCCCCCCTGTGCCCGATATTGGGGCCTATATTCGCAATCTTTGGACGATATTCAGGAATAACCGGAACCAGGGCCAGGATCCGCTGAACCAGCGCCTTCTCCGCGCCCAGCGTATGTTCGAGGGCAAGTATGACCCTGAGAAACTAGGGCAGATCAATCAGTTTGGTGGGTCCATCGTCTATTCGAGGCTGGGTGCGACCAAGTGTAGGTCAGCTACGAGTATGCTCCGCTCGATCTATCTGAGCCCCGAACGCCCGTGGGATATCGAGCCCCAGCCTGATCCCGACGTGCCGCCCGACGTGATGGCGAGCATCGCGAAACTCGTGAGCGTGGAAGTCGCCAACGCCCAGCAGGCCGGGCAACCGCTCACGTCCAGCGCGATCCAGATGCGTAAGGTGGAACTCGAACGGGCGGCGCAGCAGGCGGCGCGCGAGAACGCCATGGAGCAGTCCAAGAGCGCGTCCGACAAGATCGAGGATATCCTTGTCGCGGGGAAGTTCTATGAGGCCCTGGGGCAGTTCTTGACCGACTTGCCTATCTTCCCGTTCGCTTGTCTCAAGGGTCCGGTGGTCAGGATGACCACCACGATGCAATGGCAGGGCAACACCCCGCGCATGGTGCGCGTGCCGCAGATGTTCTGGGAGAGGATATCGCCCTTTGATATCTACTGGTCGCCCGGCGCGTCGCACGTGGATAAGTGCGATATGCTGGAGCGTAAGAGATTTACTAGGAAAGACCTGAACGATCTTATAGGGCTTCCAGGATACGACGAGCAAGCCATACGGGGTGCGTTGCAGGATTACGCACGAGGCTTGCGTGAATGGCTCGACGCGCCCGACACCGAGCAGGCATTCAATGAGGGTCGCGAAGATCCCAACTGGAACCAGAGCCAATACATCGACGGTTTGGAGTTCAATGGCTGGGTGCAGGGATATGATCTTATCAATTACGGCATGGACGCTTCTCTCGTCCCTGATCTGGACAAGGATTATCTCGTTCAATCATGGATCGTCGGTCGTTACACGATCAAGACGCAATTAAATCCGAGCCCGCGCAACCGCCATCCATATTATCTCACATCATACGAGAAGGTGCCGGGCACGGTTCATGGACACTCTGTTCTGGATCTTATTGAAGACTTCCAGGAAATTTGCAATGCGACGCTGCGTTCAATGGTTAACAACATGGCCTTATCCTCGGGTCCGCAAGTCGTCATAAACGACGAAGTTGTTTCGCCGGGCGAAGACAGCGACGAGATGTTCCCGTGGAAACGCTGGCATATCACCGAGGATCCAATGGGCACCCAGAAGCCGCCCATTACGTTTTTCCAGCCGCAGAGCAACGCGCAGGAACTCATGGCGGTCTATAATCAGGTCTCGGGGCTCGCGGACGATGTGAGCGCGATCCCTCGCTTTATGACGGGTTCTGCGGCCGGCGGTGCGGGCCGCACGTCCTCGGGTCTTCAGCAGCTTCAGGCCAACGGTCAGGCGCTCATGCAGACCGTGGCGAGCAACGTGGACATGGACGTGATGGAGCCCAGCCTTGAGGCTCTGTATGATCTGATTATGCTCACCGACCAATCCGGCCTGTTAACGGGTGAGGAACAAATCAGGGTCAGAGGCGTGAACGTCGCCGTCCAGCGGGACACCGAGCGCCAGAAACAGCTTCAGTTTCTACAGATTACGGGCAATCCCATCGACGCGCCCATTGTGGGCAAGATCGGCCGTGCCAAGGTGCTGCGTGCGGTGGCGTCGGGTCTCGGGCTCCCCGACGATATCGTGCCGACCGATCACGACCTGCAACAGCAGCAACAGGCCGAGCAGCAGATGGCCGCGCAGCAGGCCGCCGGTCAGGGCCCGGGCCAGGGCCAGGGTCAGGGCGGCCCACCCCCGCCGCCGGGCTCACCGGGCACGCCGGGCGGCACGAACATCGCCACGGCCCCCAATCCGGCCGCAGCCGCCCAGGGTGCCCAGGCACCGGCAGCGCCGCCGGCGAGCCTTGCGGACAACGTGGCAAACGCGAATAGTCATTCACCCATACCAGGAGTTATGCCGTGAGCACCAAAGCAATGGACATTTCGGGTTCGCCGGGAAACGCGAACGCCGCCAAGCAAGATTACGGCAAGGGCGGCGCGAAGGACATGGGCTCGTCCAAGGAAATGAGCAGCAAGCCGCTGGAGATGACCAAAGGCGGCCCACCGTCTTCGTCTGGTGGCCCGACTTCCAGTTCCCGGTCCTACCCCAAGGGCGGCTCCGTGGACATGGGCGGGCTCGCCCGTAAGATGAACCCGATGAACGACAGCAACGGCGGTTTTGCGATTGCCGGCGTCGGCAAGGGAGAGATGTAAGTCATGGCGAAGGTCGCGCTGCCGAAAGTGGGAGCGACAGGGCGCACTCACATCAAGGGTATGGGTGTTCCTGAACACATCACCGGCAGCGCGCCTTTGCCGCGCATGATGAACAATTACGCCAAGACGCCGCCGGCATATATGGCACCCCCGCCCAGCGACGGCGTGGGCGGTGCGGCCGGCGGTTCGATGGACCCGACCTCGCATCCAGGCGCGGTCGCGATACGTGGCGGCTCGATCAAGCGCCACCCCAAGACGGGCGACATGGGGCCTGGACCCATGGACACCACAGGTTCCAACACATCTTATCCGAAGGACATAGATCAAGCATGAGCGTGAACCTTGGAAACGAGGCTGTCCTCGCCTTGGGCCGACTGAAAGACAACACGGACTTTCAAAAGTTGCTCGCCGGCTATTCGGACTTTGTGCATGATGAAATGCACAAGGCGCTCGACGCGGCACCCGAGCATATCGTTCAGGCTCAGGTTCGCGCCCGTGCGTTCCGCGATGTGTGGCAGGCTATGATCGGTGGCGTGCGTGTCGCCAAGCCGTCCCAGGTGGACAAGAAGGAAATCCACAAGGGCAAGCCGCCGCGTGTGGCGCTACCCACCACGGTGTTTGCCAGCGGAGACGATGCGGGTGAGTTGCTGGCATGAGCGGCTCACTCAACAAGGCCCCGCGTCAGGACGCGAACTCGGCTTATATGCCGCATGTGCCCGACGCGGTGCGCAAGGCCGCCCGCGCAAGCGAGGATCTGGTTGCCCGCGTCAAGGCGGGCGAGGTTGTTCCAGGGCAAGCACCGGACGGCCGGGACGTTCCCACGCTGAACCTCACGCCCTTTTCGATACCGTCACCCACCAATGAGAGTGCGTCACCCGAGACCCAGCCTGAACCTTCGAGTGCGGTTGCGCCGCCGCCCCCCACGCCAGCCCCAACTAACCAGGGCGAGGATTGGGAGCAGAAGTTTCGTTCGCTCCAGGGTCGTTTCGACAGTCAGGTGCCGGTTTTGGCAGAGCGCGCACGCGCGGCCGAGACCCAGGCGCAGATTGCCCAGGCACGTGTGCGTGATCTGGAGGCTCAGCTTGCGGCGGCGCGTGCAGCGCCGCCGGCCCCACGGCCCGGTGCGCCGGCCAGCGAGGAAGACGTAAAGACCTGGGGTGAAGATTTCATCGCTACCGCACGCCGGCAGGCTCGCGCCGAGATGCAGGGCGAGATCGACGCCATGCGCGCACAACTGGCCGAGGTAGGGCAAACATCCAGACAAGCCCAGGCTTTGACGCAGCGCGAGCGCACCAATGCACAGATCACGAGAATTTTGGGCAGCGACAAATGGCTTGTCACCAATGGTGATCCGGCTTTTGTCGCATGGCTTCAATTCCCTGATAATTTCTCTGGTGTGTTGAAGCATACGTTGCTATCCAACGCGTATGAGAGAGGCGACGCCGCAACCGTGGCGAACTTCTTTCGGGCTTTCGACGCGGAGCATACCGCGCCAGCGCCTACCACGCAGAAACCTGCCCATACGCCTGCGGGCGCGGGTCCGGTTCGCCTGGAGGATCTGGCGGCTCCCGGTGTAGGCGGTGGATCACCCCCTGCGGCCGGTGGCGACGGCGCTGAGTTGGACGAAGGCTGGGTCACGCAAAAAGAGATTGCGCAGCACTACCAGCGTTACACGCAGGGATATTACCGCAACAACCCGAGCCTCTATAAGAGGGTCAGTGCGAGAATAGACCGGGCGGTTTCAGCGGGACGTGTGCGCTAACCAAGGTTTGAGTTATGGCAGTTCCGGTAGCAGCCCCGCCCTATGGCGGCACGGGCACGGGTGCGAACCCGGCCTATTCAGGCGTTTTTATTCCGCAGATTTGGTCGGGCAAACTCATCGAGAAGTTCTACGCCGCCACGGTGCTCGCCGCGATTGCGAACACCGATTACGAGGGCGAGATCAAGAACATGGGTGATACGGTCATCATCCGCACGAAGCCGACCATTACGATCAATGCGTATGACGTGGATCAGGCGCTCACCATTCAGCGCCCTTCCTCGAACATTGTCGAGTTGGGCATCGACTTCGCCAACTACTTCAACTGTATTCTTGACGACGTGATGCAGCTACAGGCGGATATCAATCTGCTGAGCATGTGGGCCGACGACGCCGCCGAGCAGATGAAAATTTCCATCGACCGGGCGGTGCTGGCTTCCATCAGTGCCGGCATCCCGGCAGCGAACCAGGGCAACACGGCCGGCGTCATCTCGGGTGACTTTGTGCTTGGCGCGACCGGCGCACCCGTGACGGTGGAGAGCACCACGGTGCTCGACAACATCGTGGACCTGGGCACCGTGCTGGACGAGCAGAACATCCCGGAGACCGGCC